AGGGCGCTATAGTGATTATTCACACGCGCTGGCACAAGGATGATTTGACTGGTCGGTTATTGGAGGAGGCTGCTGCTGGCACAGGTGAGCAGTGGGAAGTATTGAAGCTAGCTGCACGGGCGATGGTTGATGATCCGTTGGGTCGGTTGGAGGGTGAACCGTTATGGCCGGAGTTTTACAATGAAGCTGAGCTCGATGCTATGGAAAAGGCTACTGGTCATTTCTTCTGGATGGCTCAGCATCAGCAGGAACCGGAAGATCCCGAAGGTCGGCTGTTCAAGCGGGACTGGCTGTTGTATTTCGACAAAGAGGCGGATTATTACTGTCTGCACGGTCGGGCTGGCGATGTTCGGTATCATGAGGCTGAGTGTGTTATTTTCCAGACTGTTGACACTAACGGGTCCAAGAGCACTAGTGCGGATTACTTTGTGATATCGACGTGGGCGCTGTGTCCGGGTAGTGAGTTGCTTCTTCTGGATGTATATCGTGAGCATATCGGTGTAGAAGATCATCTGACTGAGCTTACGGCTGCTTATGAGTTATGGCATCCGGGCTGTCAGTATGTAGAAAACAAGACTTTCGGAACGAACTTGATTGCGGCGGCGCTGGCGGCTGGATTGCCGGTATATGAGACGAATGCGGAAGTAGACAAGCTGACGCGCGCAGTCACTATCTTATCGAAGTATAAGATGGGGATGGTATATCACAGGGCAAAGGCGAAGTGGCTTCCGGCGATAGAGCATGAACTTTTGGAGTTTCCGGGCGGCCGTCACGATGATTTTATTGACACGGCATCGGATGCTGGCATACAATCTGTTGAGCTAGGGGCTGGATTCTTTGAATTACCTACTGTTGGGGGTGCGAAACGTGTTGGAACTAAACTTGGGGCGGATGAAGCTGACTTTCGGTGACAGACCGACTCGGACTCAGGAGAGTGGAGCGGCGCTGAGCAGCAAAGGTGTTCAGAGGTATTACAATCCCGATGATCTTGTAGGCAAAAAGGGCTTAGAAGTATACCAGTCTATGAAGCGCGATGCTCAGGTGAAGGCTTGCTTGGCGATCAAGAAGGCTTCTGTATTGGGGCGTGGTTGGGAGGTTCTTCCGGTTGTGGCCGATGGTGAGCGTGGCAAGGAGGTTGCTGCTTTTTGCACTTGGTCGCTTACAGAGATGAAGGGGTCAGTTCTCCGGCTCTTGTCTGGTGTGTGTGATGCTTTGTCGATGGGTTATTCTATCCATCAGATGCTGTGGCGGGTTGTTCCGTCCGGGAGGTGGGCTGGCAAGTGGTGTATTCAGTCTGCTAAGGGGAAGGACCCGCTTCTATGGGCTTTCGATGTAGACGAGTATCTGAACATCGTCGGCCTCCGGCATAATCAGACTGACAAGGTGTATGCTCCGTCGCGGTTTGTTGTGTATTCGCACACTCCGGAGTATGAGAATCCGTATGGGATATCGGAACTTCGGGCGTGTTATCGGAACTGGTGGAGTAAAGATTTGCTGACGCGGTTCTGGAATCTGTATTTGGAGAAGTATGGTTCTCCCACGGTTCGAGGGACTTTCCGCAGAGGAATGCCGAAGTCTGTTCAGGATGAGTTCCTGAAGGTATTGTCTGCGATCCAGCAGCAGAGTGCGATTGTGATCCCGGAGGACATGAAGGCGGAGTTGATAGAGACTATCAGGCAGGGTGATGTAGGGTATCGGATTGCAGTTGAGTTTCACAACCGAGAGATCGCGAAGTCGATTCTGAATATGACTTTGATCACAGACGATGGTGGTCAAGGTATCGGCTCCTTCGCGCTGGCGAAAGTGCATCTTGACGTTTTGCGGATGTGTTTGAAGTCATTGAAGGAGGATTTGGAAGAGACGGTGATGGAAGAACAGGTGTTGAAGTTGCTTGTTCGTTACAATTTCGGTCAAGATGTCCCGGTGCCGAAGTTTACTTTGGGGCCGATGGAAGATCGAGAGTTATTGCCGTTGTCATCCGGTATAAAGAATCTTGTGGACTGCGGGGTGCTAGATCCGAAGGATCAGTTTATCCGCGAGTTCTTGGGGTTACAGGGCGCTGGTCCATCGCCTGGCCGTCCGGAGGTTTCGACGGTAAATAGGACAAGGCAGGGAACTGGTCCGACTGATGGGAACGATGGTGATGTGAGGGTAGGAACTTAAGATGGCGATAAGTATAACGGCTGCTGAAGTCAAGGCTCGGTTGCATATCGGTGTAGCGACTTACGACACTGATATAGGGAACATCATCACGGAAATGAAAGATGGTCTGACTGGCATACTTGACACCACGGCGATAGTAACCTATGAAGCTGCTTGCGAGTTAGGTATGCGTGATGTAATCTGCGGCGAAGTGCAGAACTATCTTCGGCGTATGCCGGGCTATGGGGAATCGGTCGCAGTCGGTGGTGTGGCGCTCGGTGAGGAGGTAGAGGGCGGCGACAAGCTAATTGAGCGTGGTCTTCTTATCCTGGCTCCTTATACTCACGAGGGTTACGCGAACCTGAACATGGTCAAGGCTGAAGCTGCTTTACGGAAGGTATTGGCTGAGGCTCGAGACGACGATGCGGCGGCGATAGCGGATGCTGAGTTGCTGAAGTTGCAGAATGAGGCGGCGAAGCTCGGTTCCGAGAAGTTGAGAGTCGATGCTGAGGAGTTGAAGACCGATGCTGAGACGGCGAAGCTAACGGCTGAGGAGTTGAAGGTCGATGTTGAGACTGCACGTATAGTCGCTGAGACTACTACTGAGGCGGAGAAGCCTGCGAAGGTGGCTGCTGACGCTGATCTGTCAACGGCGCTGGCGGCTGAGGCTGATGCTAGAGCGGCGATCAAGGGCGTCGAGAAGGCCCGGATGGATGCTGAAGACACATCTATGGCGGATGTGACGGAAGTTCCGCAGGAAGATCATTCTCATCGGGATAGTATTCTTGCCATCGATGCTGAGGAGTATGACCGGTGAGTTTGATATCCGACAGGATAGATCGGGCTATAGACAAGGCAGGTCAGACGCTGGCGTTCACGAAGTTGGCCGGCGCCGGTGGCACTTTCTCGGTGCCCGCCATTGTGCAACCGTTGGATTCGGGCACGATGCGAACGTATTTTGATGACACTGAAGTTATGGCTATTATTCGCCCGGCCGTCAGGGCTGTGTGTAAGGCTGCATCTGGTGTGATAGCTGCTGACACGTTCACACTGGATAGTAAGACTTTTGTTGTCAGGAAGATTTTCAAGAATTACTCCGGTGCGGATGTGGTATCGATAACGGTATTAGCTTCGGAGTCGGCTTAGTCGAGGAGGGCATTATGTCGGTGCGACAGTGGAAGATCAATAAGCCGTTGGCGGTAAAGTATATAAACGCTGCGATCGGTGTGGTAAAGTATCGACTTGGCGCTAAGCCTGCGTTGTCGGTTAAGCCGGGCTATTCAGGTTTCAAGGTGTCGGATTGTTCAGGGTGGGTCCGATGGTTTCTGTATGCCACTACTCCGCGGGATGCTAAGTTGTTATTGCTTCCTGGCTCGTGGCATCAGCAGGAATGGTGCAAAAAGAATCTCGAGCTTTGTCCATATTCCGATTGCGGCAAGCTGGATGGCGTCATTCGGATAGCTTTCATCAATCCGGCTGGCAAGGTTCCCGGGCATGTTTGGCTGGTATCTAACGGTCTTACGATAGAGAGTTATGGTGGCTGCGGTGTGGGCCGTCGTGCGTGGAATGAGAGGGTTTTGCTTGGTGGGGTCAACGCCTGTTACGTTCTAGGAACGTGGCAGTATTAGGAGTGGAAAGTGGGGGGTTGGGAAGGCGCGGTAATTACAGCTATTGGTGCATTTTGCGGTTTGGCCGGTGCATTAGGTTATGGTTTCAAGAAGATGGTTGATGTTCTCGGTGAGGAACTAAGGTCTGAGCGGGTTGAGATGGAGTCGATTAGAACCGATATAGTAGGCAAGTTGGACAAGCACATGCTGGAGTGCGCTCGAGACCGGCAAGTTTGTAAGTGCTGGAAGGAGTCCGGGAGGTAGATAATGGCTGAAGAAGTAGTGATCCGTGATGCTAAGTTATTCGAAGCTGCGGCGTTCCCTGAGAGAAGTATTCGTTTTACGGAAGCTGATCTGGATGCGATAGTCGCCGGTTTCGTTGATGAAGCTGCGACTGGTCTGGTGGTGCCAATTAGGGTGCAACATGGTCCTAGTCCGTGGGAAGGTCGGTTTGGCAGGGTCATATCTATTTGGCGGTCTGGCAAGGATCTGATGGGGAAGATCGAATGGCCGAAGGTGGTATGGGAGTTCATCTGTGTTATGGGGACCAAGTCGTTATCGGTCGGTTTCGACTGGCGACAGCGTCGTCTCCGAGAAGTTTCTTTAGTTGACAAGCCAAGGGTATTGACAGCTAAAGCATTCGGTGATACTATTCCGCCAGCCGAGTTATTGTTGTTCAGTAGTGATGTACAAGTCGAAGAAAGGGGGCCTGGAATGGCTGATCAGGAGTTGTCTGCTTTGATTGTTGCGGCTGAGGAACGCGGCAAGATAGCAGGAAGGGCTGAGGCAGAGACACAATTCTCTGAGCGAGAGAAGGGTTACACCAAAACGATCGCAGAGATGCGGCGTGATGATGCGAAGTCGGCTGCTTCAATGAAGTTGGTTGTCTGGAAGTCTGAGGGCAAGTTGCCACCGGCCTGCGAAAAGTATGCTGAGGCTATTCTGATTGATGGAGTGGCGGAAGTTACTTTCGCTGATGGCGGGCACATGACGTGCGCTGAGGCGCTCATTCAGTTTATGACTCATCTTCCGGCCGTGGTAGAAATACCCGGGAAGACTGCGGAAAATGAGGAGGGCAAGCCTCAGTATAGCGCTGAGGCGAAGTCCATCTTTGATTCACTCGGGGTAACTCCCGAGGAGGTTGCTGCTGTTGCGGCTGGAAAGCCGCTTGTGGCAGGGAAAGGTGAAGGTGAGTAGTCATGGCGTATGGTGCATCTGCTCAGGCGTTTGATGTTCAGAGGTCGCAGGGTGACATCGTAGAGTTTGCGATGGGCGCTGAGAAGATCTACAAGGGAACTATTTGTATGATCAATGCGGCCGGGTTCTGTGTGCAGGTAAGTGATACTGCCACTGGTGACTGTTTTGCCGGGGTTGCTGCTGAGACTGTGGACAACGCGTCCGGCAATGCTGGTGATAAGACGATCAAGGTCTGGCAGACCGGTGAGTTCACGTTTAAGCATGCTGGCGCTGCTCGAACTGACGTCGGGCTCCCGGCTTTCGTGTCTCTTGGGGTAGCTGATGCAGGTCAGACCGTCAAGAGTTCAACTGAAGGGACACATGCCATGATGGTCGGTAAGATCGTCAATGTGTCCGCTGAGACTTCTGCCCTGCGCGTCCGGGTTCGTATCGACGGATATACGGCGCTGGCGTCTGCTGAGACGGCTGTCATTGGCGGCTGGTCTATTTAAGTAAGTCAACCTCAAGAAGGGAGGGTGCGATAGGAAATGGCTGTAGGTGTTGATGATAAGAGCGCCGTTCTCGGGCAGGGTTTAAAAGCTCTGTTTATGAAGGCGTATGGCGACTTGTATGCACAAGCCGGGTGGCGTGATCTGGTGACATTCGTCAAGTCCACTGATGACACGGAGGTATATCCGTGGCTCGGCGATTTGCCGGAGGTCCGGGAGTGGCTCGGTGAGCGGCAGGCTCGTGATCTTGCCGGTGGCGACTTCTCGATCAAGAACAAGAAGTATGAGTCCACTATCGGTGTTCTTCGTGATGACATCGACGACGACAAGATGGATGGAGTGAGGCTGCGGATTCAGTCGATGGCGGCCAAGATGGCGGCATATCCTGAAAAGATGGTGATGGCGTTTCTGCTAGGCGCGTTGTCGTCCGCGGCGGCTCCGTATCTCTGCCATGACGGGCAGGGATTCTTTGACACGGACCATCCGGCTCCGGAGGGTGGGTCTGTTCAGGCTAACAAGGTTACGTCGGCGCTGACGTCGGCGAATTTGTGGACTGGTATTCAGGCCATGATGATGTTCAGGGACACCCGGAACAATCCGATGGGTATTGTTCCTGACACCTTGCTGGTGGAGCCGTGCCTGGCTGAGACGGCGATCAAGCTCTGTAACTCGGAGTATCATGCTGATGCTGCGGTGGCGAACGTCGGTCAGAGCATCAACGCTCTGAAGGTGTTCAAGATCAAGCCGGTGGTATGTCCGGGTCTATATTCCACTGCGACAGTGGCGAACGCTAACTGGATATTGCTTGCTACTCAGGGAGTGATCAAGCCGGTTATTGTTCAGGAGCGTCGCGCGGTGGAGTTTGCGGCGTTGGAGGGTGAGTCAGACAGCGGGTTCACTCGTGAGCTATACCAGTATGGAACAAGCTGGCGCGGGAACGTAGGCGCTGGCCTGTGGTTCATGGCGTATGGTTCGACTGGTGCTGCCTAGTCGGGGTATCTCCTTAGGTAGAATGGTGAGACTGGCCGGGGCCGTCGTGGAGTCGGCTCCGGCTCTTTTTTCAAGTGAAAGCTGAGGTATAGTGGTGAATGCTTGTAGGGTTAGGTCATTAGCGGAACGCGGCCACTGGCGAAGCGGCAAGTTCTGGGGTCCGGGGTTTGTTGACATAGCTGTCGAGGAGATCACTGATCTGATGTGGGCTGATCCGCGCATTGAGGTAGAGGTCAATGGCGTGACTGTGCAGGCGGCGATCAACGGCCTCGGTGTCGGTGCGGCGCAGGTTGCCGCTGTGAAGAAGCGAAGAAAGAAGAAAGGCAGGTAAGAAATGAGCAAGGGTGATGTGTTGTTTGCTGGCGTTGCCAGTTGGAACTTAGACGAAGACTCGATGGAGCATTTGGATGTCCCGAATGTTCTGACGGGGTTGCATGAAGATGTTCTGATAGCTGTTAGGAACGGTTCGCCGACTGTTGATCTAGTTGTTAACGTGGGGCATATGGCGAAGATCCTGCCGTATGTTCGTGGGGATCGACCTACGCTCATTGGCTGCACGGCGTCTGCCGCTGATGATACGTTCACGACTGTGGTTCCGCACAAGCTCAAAGTGGGTGATCGTGTCAAGTTCACTGGCACTGGCGGCGGCGTGACGGCGAACTTGTATTACTACGTGATCGCTGTTACGAGCGAATACATTTTCAAGGTTTCCACGACTCATGGCGGCACTGTTGTTAATCTGAACGCTGATGCTGCCAACGTAGTGGATTATGTTCCCAGCCCCGCGGGTGAAGTCGCTATCACATCAACTCAAGATGTGAATGCTACTTTTACTACGACTGTTGATCACGGCCTCACGGTCGGCGATGCTATTGCATTCACTGGCACTGGCGGCGGCGTGACGGCAGGGACGGTGTATTATGTCATCGCCACATCGACGACGAAGGTTTTCCAGGTATCGACGGCTCGCGGCGGTGCGGCGTTCAATGTCGATGCTGACGATGAGACTAACGCTTTCTCTATAGTCGAGGAGTTCTTTGCTCTGACGACTATAGATGTGCCGAAGTTCGCTGCTGGCACTACTACTGCGCCGGTTGCCGGTATGGTATCGGCGTTGGTTCAGGGTTGGAACGGTGGGCGGCTGAGTTTGGAGAAGTCTGCTGCTGAGGCTGCTGCGTTCAACGCTGTTGTCGAGGTAAGGCGGATCTAGTATGAAGCCTGGCAAGGTTCCGGCATTTGTCCCGGTGATGACACCGGCTAAGATTCCAGACGACAGTGGGGCCGCGCCGTCCATCCCTCAGTGGACTGACTGGTTAGAACCAGAGTCAGTTACACAGATTGAAGCTGACGCCAAGGGCGGATGGACTGATCCTTCTTACGCTGGCAGCTTAGACGAAGATTGGGCTACTGCTGAAGCAGAATCGGATGTCACCGACAGGCTTAGGATGGCGTATGGTTTCGATATTCCGGCCGGAAGCACTATTCTCGGCTTAGAAGCTAGGATATACTATCGCGGCGGTTCGGTGAGTCCGTGTTCTCTGAAAGCTCAGTTGCGGCACGGAGGCGCTGATATAGGAGAACTGAAGGCTGAAGCCATTATTGAAGAGTCGTTTGGTGAGTGGCGGTCGTTTGGTGCTATCGATGATCTTTGGGATGCTGAGCTAACAGCGGCGATAATCAATGCGCTCGATGGGCTTGATGTCCACTTAGCAGAAACAGAAGGTGTGCCGGCGGTCGTGGATATTGATAGCATACAAATGCGGGTGAGGTATCAGTAGAATGGCGTTCCCTGGCGTTTGCCGGAAGTGTGGAAAGTGTTGCCGTGTTCTGATAGTCCCGTTCGTTGATGACGAGGCTGGAGTGCTACGTGAGTTCCTTGATGCTCGAGGTATCAAGTATACTGTGTTAGAGGGTGGCCGTCTGGATGCTGAGGTTCCGCATGTATGCCCTCAGCTTACTCCAGACGGCTGCGCTTTGGAGGAAGCCGGCAAGCCGCTAGCTTGCCGGTTGTTCCCCGCGGCTGACCAGAGGTGTCTTTACGACAGGTCGGACGTATAGGGCGAAGCTGCCTTGCAGACAAAGACGCCTTCTCTGGCGCGAGTAAGACCCACATACATCAGACGTCTAATGGCTGAGCGGCCTTTGCCGGTCCACTCTTGCATACCCTGTTGACTGAGGTCCGGAAAGATGATTACGACGTCGGCCTCGCCTCCTTTGACTGAATGGATAGTGCCGATAGTCACGGCCGGTTCCGACTGAGCGGCATCGAGGTATAGTTTCCCATAGCGATCCACTATTTTGAGCGGGTAGGCGGCTTTGCGCCGCGCCTCATCGTTCACGAGGTTAGCCTGCCACCAATCGATATCAGATTTCATGATGCCGTTCATTGCTTCGTTAGTGAAGTAGTATTTGAGGGTATCGAGGTCCACCTTCTCGATATTATCTGATTCGAGTTTGCCTTTCATTCCCTTGTTGAAGCAAGTTTTGGCTGATAGGACTGAGGCGAAGGCGCGTAGTTCGTCGGGAGTCCACCAATCGCGTGGTGGGTAGGCGATATCGAGGGCAAAGAACGCGGCCAAGCGCTGTGCAAACGTCGTGCCGGTGCTGAGGCTCAGCGGGTTCCAGTCTGCACGGATGCGCCTGTAAGGGTTGTGAAACGGTATTCCACTGGCAAGTAGCGCCTGGCGT